GTTACCGGCGAAAAAACCGATGTGAGCCGATCTGAGCCGATTTCAGCCGTTGGGGGGTCAATGATGACCTGATCATCACTAATCATGACTTTGGCTCAAGTTTTGGGGTATAAAGAGCCCATGGAGAGTCGGGGGTGTTTTCTTTTCCTCAAAAAATCGCCCACCTTTGCTCAAATTGCATGTTTGGCACAATTGCCTCAAATTCCACAGTTCATCACTTCCATTAAGTCTTTTGGGAATGACATGATCAATGTGCATGGAGCCTTCAGTCTGTCCACATAGCTGGCAACATCCATCACGCTTCAACACCATCTCTCTGATCTTACGCCAACGGCTTGTGCTTCCACCTTTCCAACCTTTGCTCATCAATGCCACCCATGCTTACGCCAATGAGCCAATGCACCATTGCATATCTTGCCTTGATACCGGTGATCGATGTATCTCAATGTCCAATCAATCATGCGAAAGCCATCAAGGTTTTGATACTTAGGATTGCGCATCTGGCCTAAGCCAAAGTGATTGCCATTGGGATTGATTGCCTCCACACGCCAATTGCTTTCCTTTGTGATCAATGTGTTAAAGCATTGGAATTCTTTGTAATTAACAATCCTTGAGTGTGCATAAAGCTTTAATGAATCAATCGATGGTTTAACTTCTTTTGCAGCTGTTGCCGGTGTTGTGCCAACAATACATAGCACGGCCAATAGCACCATACATCGCGCCCGAGCTATCCGGCACACCGGCTCGTCTGCGAGTCTGGAGCGTACCAACGCTGTCAAATACCGAGCGTAATCTTGGGCGATTCCAACAGGTTTCGCACATCTGTGGATAAAGCCTGTGGATAACTTAATCACAATGACATCTCCTCAATTCGAGCATCATCAACGATCTTGATGCCAAATGTGCCGCAGCTCATGCATTGTGCAAACCATTCATGCTCTGTTAGTTCTGCACCTTTCTTGAGTCCGTGTCGTTGCTTAGGCTTTCCATACAGCTTCAAACAGATTGAACAATCAAATGACAGAATGTGCATAGTTGCTCCTTTGTAAAGTTTCAATGGGCTGTAGATTAATTTGAGGCACTGTCCAATTGTTTTGCGATGCATTTCGATAACGTGGTTTCTTGGCCATGACAACCGGAATCCAGCCAACGATGTGCATTTTTGGTGAGCTGCCTGTAACTAAGACAGCAACATCACGATCATGACGATCCGACTCCTGGATCCATAGATTACTGGCCGGGTTGGCTGACCATTTGACTTCAATGTGATCTCCCACATCGGCTTTTGACTTATCCCATGTAATGCCGGGTGTGTAGTCATAACCCAATCGTTTTGCCACTACCCATTCAGACATCATTGATTCGGCGTTTTGTGCAACATACTCAAACCATGACAGGTTTTTTTGGATGCGTGAGCTGTGATCAGCTGATCGATCATGGCAATGTGAAATAGCCGCAATCATGCATTGGACTTCCTCGATGCGATCAATCACCGGCAATCACCGCAAAACCAAATGATGTTGTCCGTGCTGTCGTAGCCTTTTTGATAACCAAATTGATCAAGCCTGCGCAGCTGTGAGCACTTGTCGCATTGCTCGATTTTGTATTCCTCCACGATTTCGCCATTGCACATCAACCTGGCTTTCATTTCTTGAGGATAAATTATCTCAACAAAGTCGCTCATGATCACACCTGCGGCTTAAATGTGCCATCGCTGGTCAGCACATACCATGTTGGCTTGCATTGCTTTTCTTTGATTTTTTCTGTGCAAAAGTATCCTGCCCATGGCTTTGGTGCTTCCGGTTTGCTTTGATTCCAACGCATTGATCCATGTGCGCACATTGGCACACCATTAACAGCCCAACCAGTTGGCCCAACAGCTGATGATCCAAATGATGGCGTGCCAGCCATTTCAGCTTCTCCGGCTGTTTCATAGCTTGGCACATCGCCGTGCTTTGTGGCCCAATAGTCATAATCGGCTGCCGGTGTTTCACTTTTGACCAATGCCATGACCTCTTTGGTTGCCTTTTCTGTGTTGCCCATAACCAAGGCCATCACTCGCATCAAAGCTGATGTCACAGAATCCTCAACCATCCATCGCTTCATTTTGTCCGGATAAGCTGCAAGATAGCCGTATGCATAATCAATCCCGGCTGGCTCTGTTTCATCTTGATTGCGCCATGCTTTTGCTTGTACTAACACATAGCCTTTGTCGGCATTAAATTCAACAATGTGCGATTCCAACCTACCTTGCGGAAATGTGGCAATCCAACGGTCTGTGCGCTCTTTGTTGCCTTCGTATCCATCCATAAAAGAGGCCATCATTTGACCTTCCGATCAGCTGATACGGCATGGCGTGCCACGGCTCTGCCTCTTGTATAGCCTTGTCTTTCGCCTTCCTTAAAACCTACCGAATAGGCCATAACAGCCCAAAAGGCTCCAGCGATCAAACACATGATCACAATTGATGCTTCATTCATTGTCTTGCTCCCGATTCGGGAACTACTGTGCTTCGCTCCCACCAATAGAGTGAGGCAATACGCTGACAAATGCAACAATCACGCTCAAATTACGGCGTGTCGCTACCACCTAAACGGCGTTCCATTGTTTTTTCGTATTCTGATTTTGTTTTGTCTTTAAGGCCGTTGGATGCTAAAACCCCACCCAATGAGCCGGTCAGAAAAATTGCCAAAGTCTTGAGCAGATCGATGAAAGCTGCATCATTAGGAGCTTGATTGCCGATTGGCTGTGTTACAAAGATCAATGCGTAAGTAATGCCTAAAGTCACGATAAGAAAAACAAATGACAAAACCGCGCCAATCAAAAACATCAATCGCGCTTTGATTTCCTCTTGACTTAATCTGTCTTTATTTTTTGAAGCCATCGCCTATCAAATCCTCCGTACAGATTCCCGTGACCTTGCATTGGGGTTTTTGACATTCTTTGTTTTCCCAATTTTCGTGCAATTGGCACGGATAGCGTACCCAACCATCATAACCACACCCGGCAAGGCTTGATGAAAGGATCAAGACCAAGCCCGCCGCGCGTAGTTTCCGAATCATTTCCCCGTTGATCCGAAAGCTTTGTCAGCTGGATTGAGCCAGCGCAAAATGACAGGCACGACAGCTGCCACGCCACCCATTGCCATTGCCTGAATGTCTCCACCGGCCATGTAGACGGCCAATGCAGCTGCGATATAAGAGCGAGCCCATGAGGCCGCGATTGCTTTTGCTTGCTCCATTATTTTTCTCCTTTTGGTCGATCCGGTAAATCACCGGAAAACGAGTCATAAGTTGGTCGGCCATAACCGACCACAAATGACCTTGCTCCCAAAGTTCTTGACTTGACCATGACTTCTCCACCATTGCGCTGATCTCCACCGCCGGATGTGTTGCCTTCAATGGTCACAATCTGTTTTTCTGAAACCCGGATGACTAAGCCAATGTGATTGATAGTCGTTTTGTCATCGACAATAAAATCAAAAAAAACAAAATCACCAATTTTGGGCTCCGTGTGCCATTGTTTGTTTTTCTTAAATGCCTCAGCTCCAGCTCTTGTGCTGACAACATTTGGCACCTTGACCCCAGCCTCGGACGAGCACCAATTCAAGAAACTTCCGCACCATGGCAATTTATCGGCTTTCATAAATTTGCCATACTTTGTTTCGTTGTTGCCGGTTTCGGCCGTACCGACCTCAGCGAGTGCAACCTGAATCAAACGCGGCAATGTGCCTTGTGGAAATGTCATTCAGTTGATTCCTGGGCATAAACAATTGGAGGTGCTACAAATTCGCCTTCGGTGTAAGTCCAGCCAACACAAACTGTTTCTGGACATTCAATACCATTCTCAGGCAATTCATCCGCAACAATTACATTTACAATTTCATCGTTTTCAATAATTGCGATTCTCATGCAAAATACTCAATTCTGATTAGTCCGTCTGCGCCGTTACCGCCGGATGTTGATGTTGTTGAAGTATGTGATGCTCCGCCACCACCGCCGCAACCTGTATTAGCAACGGCGGCTGCTCCATTTGTTGCGCCTGTGGCTGTTACAAGTGCCCCCAATCCTGCAAAATAAGATGCGCCTGCAGAATTGCGAGTAATCGCGGTTGTGAGAGCCATTCCGCCACTTCCGCCGGCACCATAACCATCAACGCCACCGGTGCCAAAACTGTTAAAACTTGTTGCAGCAGTTGTTACTGCGCTATTTGCCGGTGTACCTTCAGATCCATAATTTCGAGAGTTTGTTGAATTTGGAGCTGCGCTTGCAGAAGTACCTGCACCACCGCCACCTGCGCCAAGCTTTTCGGCAGTTGAACCAGCAGAACCTTCTCCACCTGCGCCTGCTATCGTCCGTGAAGCTGTTGGTAATGTCGCAGCATCTGAGATACAAGCTCCTCCACCTTGACCGCCAAATGAGCGAACCAATGTAGTACCGCTATAAACGATTTCTGAATAACCACCATTACCGCCGACAGCTGCGCTTGATCCTGTGCCTTTCGCACCAATCGTCATTGTGTATGAAGCACCCGGGATTGTTGTCAATTTAATTTTTTTGACAGCACCGCCGCCACCACCCGCGCCGGCTGCGTAAAAAGTTGCGCTGGATACTGATGTGCCACCACCACCGCCACCTGCGCCCACCACCATAAACTCAGCTGAATAAACACCGCTCGGGCAAACCCAAGTGCCGGATGAAGTAAAATCTGTGACTCTATTTGTTGGCCCGGGAATTCGTGTAAATGCCATTATGCAATCTCGCTTCCAAATACAGCAAAAGACAGATTTGCCGATGATGCATAAACCCGGATTTTGTCTGTTGAATCCATTGTTGCTCCAATCGTAAAAGCAACGTAACCATTACCGGCCACGGATAAATCATAAGCCATATAATCTTTTGTAGCTGTTGCAGCACCATTTACTGAAATCGAAATGCGAAAGGTTGCATCGGTTGCTGCTCTGTTGGCGATTGAAATGGTTGAAACGACTGTCATAGTCGATGCCGGTACTGTGTACAAATCAGTCTCAGTCGTGGCAGCCGGCGCGGCCTGACCGAGCACTTTATAGGTTGTTGCCATTTTTAAGCTCCCATCAAGAGAAACGGACTGATTATCGCATCGACAGTCAGCTGGATTGAGTAAGTTGTTGCATCGATTTCATTGCCAAGAGTTCTCATGTCGAGCGCACCATTTTTGACATACCCCGTGTTATCAGGCGTAGTCCAGTTATAATTGGGCGTATTGGCCATAATTTGTCTCCTTAGTAGAAATCATCAAAGGTATCCCATGTTACCGCCGGATCAACATCATTCCAGATCAATGCCGGATCAACATCCTGCCAGCGTGTCGGCGTAACTGAATAAGAAACATCCGACGTGTCAAAAGTCAGGCTCATTTGAACATTGTTAAAGCTGAAAATCCAGCCTTCCACAAAAGCCCGGTAAGTTGTGTTTTTAATCGCCAATGGCAAGTTGTCAATTTCGATAGCTGTGTCCATTGAAATGGCGAGAAATTCATCCAAATCCGCGCTTGTAACATTTGCCGAATCAAGCTGAATTGTGAACGATGACAATGATGTGCGGGGATAAGCTCTCAAGGTGATGTACCGGTCGGCCTGAGTCTGAGCATCCGTGGCTGTTTCCAATTCAGTTGCCACAGACCCGGCTACCCCGCCATAGTTGGCAATCGATATGGCATCCGATGCTGTTTTTTGGGCATTGGCTTTATAGCTTAAAATGATTGAATTCATAATGTCTGACAATGTTTTTTGGCTTTGAACACTATTAAAAAGAATGTAATCTGGTGGAATGTTGAAATAGCCGTTTGCGTTAGCTGATAAAAATCGCCTAGATTCGTTAGCAAATCCCACGCTGCCCGATGGTGTTTCATAAATGTAGCCAAATGCCTGTGTGGCGTAAGTAGCCGCCAAAGAGTAGGCATCCAATGGGCTGGCACTTCTCGCTGTAAATTCATAAACCGGTGGGGTATCCACAGTATCGATTGTTACACCGGCATCAGTAAAAATGCGGGTCATGCGATCATCATCATATTCTTTTGGCCAATTTGTGTCACCAATGACTTTTCGAGCCATTGTGGCAAATGTGGAAAAAGCAGAAATAGTTTGAACCGCAACCAATGATGTGCTGCCGGCTGATTGTACTCGATTGGAAACATTTGAAATTTTGCCGGTGAACAATGTGACAGGCGTACCGACTGAGTTTTCAACAGTAATCACAACGCTGTGATTCATATCGAATCCAAAGTCTTGATTGTTTGCGTTCAAAATGTTTATTGTGGCATAACCTGCACGAGATTGTTCCCAAATGGTTGTGCGACCAAATGCCACCGAGACATTCC